AACTAGGACTACAGGCGGATTTGGAACCTTTGCGTCTAGCGTATTAGGGTTTATTTCTCCAGTATCTAGTGGTACACAACAAGCAGCCCAGGCTATTGAAGAAATGGGTGACCGTGTAGAACAGTCAGGCCAAGGATTTAGTTTCCTACAGTCTATCGCTACGGTAGCATTAGGTAATATTGCCGCGTCTGCGGTTCAAGCTGGCCTATCTATCGCGACAAATCTTGGACGTAGTGTCATGAATGCTATTGCTCCAGTAAAACAAGGTTTCGGCCAGTTTGAAGATAAGATTAACTCAGTAAATATGCTGGTTGCAGCACTGGGTCGTTCTGAGATGGGCAATATTACAGACTCCCTAGATGACCTACAGAAATATGCCGAAACGACCAAATATTCTGTCAAACAGATGCATGGCTCTTTGGCCCAGTTCGTAAATGCCGGTGTTGGTCTTAAAGAGTCAACTACAGCCCTGAAGGGTTGGGGTAACTTGGCAGCATCTGCGGGTGCATCAACCGACGGCTTCAACCGGTCATTGCAGTTCGGCGTACAACAAGCCCTACAAATGGGTAAGATGAATACTCAGAATTGGGTATCAGTTGAAAATGCTGGTATGGCAACTCAGCGGTTTAAAGATATTTTGCTGGAGACTGCTCAGGCATTAGGTCAAGATGTCGATATGTCTGAAGGTTTCCGTAACTCACTTCAACAAGGCTGGTTGACTAACGAAGTCCTTATCAAGTCATTAGAGACATTAGCTAATGATGAGACATTGTCTAAGATGGCTGAAGAATTCCACACTCTTGGAGAAGTATCCGAAGCGGTTGCAGATCAGGTAACTAGTGTATGGGCTCGTTTCTGGGAAACTCTTATTGGTCAAGCGGGTAGCGAAGAAGTAACTGCTTTCTGGACTAAATGGGGTAATTTAGCGGCTAATGCTTTATCTAAGGCTGGTAATCAGGCCGTAGAATTTGCTAAATCTTTTGTAGACCTTGGCGGTCGTCAGAAAGTTATCCAGCTCATGGAGACTGCGTTTAACTCTCTTAGCTTGATTATTAAACCTATCGGAGAAGCTTTCCGTACGGTATTTGGCGATAACCATACGATTTCTTTTGGTCAAAAGCTTATTGGATTAATCCAAGGCTTAACTGAAAAACTTAAGATTGGAACCGCTGAATCTGAAGCATTTAAGCAAATCTTCCAAACCGTATTTGGTGTAATTAAATGGATTCTTGCTGAGTTAGGGGCAAAGCTTAAGATTATTGAGCTTCTTATTCCAGACCATATGTTTAAGAACTTCGTATTATTCTTGGGTATGTTGTCTAGCGTGGTAAGTTCGGTTATTCGAACTATCGAGACCGTTATCGGTAAATTTATCAACTTTGAGAAAGCTGGTAAAGTATTTGATACTGTCGCAAACGCTGTTCATGGTTTCTGGGCTAAGGTCAATGAATATCTTGGTAAGTTCGCTCAAGTTTGGATGGGTGTATTTGACTCCATTCCAAATGGTATCGGTAAAGTAATCGATTTCCTTAAGAAGTTTGGGGAAACAATCCTACTATTAATACCAGGTGTTCGTGAGGCCAGGGAGAATATTAGAACTTTCTTCGCTCATTTCATGAGTCCATTTAAGATTCTTAACAATACTCTTGACAAGAACTATAAAGGATTTAATGACTGGGCGTTCGGCGTAGGTACCGCAATGAAACGCTTCCCGGTATTCGGTAAGCTGTTGGGTGATTTCGTTATTGGATTTTCCGATTTCAATAAAGCCACCCATAATATGAGTAGCTCTGCTGGCCAGTTCGGGAATAAACTACGTCAAAATCTGAATAAGATGAGTAGCGACTGGAATACATTCTCCGGAACCATGAAAACCAACTACAAGACTTTTTGGGCCCAGTTTAATGCGAATATGGATGGTGTCATTAACGGACAAATCCGTAGCTGGAAAGACTTTAACAAAAACCTTAACTGGGGTTCTCTAATCCCTAGCAACATTACAGGCATGTTTAAAGGACTCAAGTTCGATATGCCTGATACTAGTAAGATTAAATCCGGTCTTGCTAGTTTTGCATCTAATCCTTTCGAGTCTATCTCTAAAGGAAGTGCCGGATTGTCAAAATGGTTGGAAAACTCTACATTCTCCTTCCAATCATTGGGTAATGTCGTTCGTAAGACATGGCCTTCACTCGGAGAATACGCCGATAAACTGGATAAAGTCCAATTCTCATTCTCATTCCTTAAACCTATTGTAGACGCGGTAGGGCAAGCGTTTGAGTGGTTGAGTAATAAGCTGGCTGGTTTCAGTATCGGTAATTTCAAATTCTCAGATTTGGCTGACGGATTTAAACAAATTCAACAAACTCTGAGCGCAAATTTTGCTGATGGATTTATTCCAGGTATCGTTAAGTCTATTGACGGTTTCCGTAAATGGGCTGGCGAACTTGGTGTTGTCAAACTCGCTATTGAAGGTTTGACCAATGGTAAAAATCTTATCGGTGAGATGACTAACAACATCAAGACCGAACTTGGTAAATCTAAAGTTGATTTTACCAACTATAAGACTACCCTGAAGACATTCGGTGGTTGGTTCGGTGCTTTCTGGAAAGGCCTAGGCGAAACTGTTCACGGCCCTACGATGACCAAAATCTTCGATGGATTCAAGAATACATTCTCTGGAATTATTGATTGGTTTAAGTCTACATTCGGCCCTTGGTTTAAACAGTTCTTTGGCTCTCTTCCAGAAGATGTGCAGAAGTTCCTTATCGATATTTGGAACAATGTCAAGAAATTCGCTAGTGATTTCTCATCTAACTTTAAGGGTGTTGATTTCTCATTCAAGAACTTCGGCGACTCTGTTAAACAAATCGGAGACGGTATCAGTAAGACCTTCGGTAAGGTTATTGAGTCTGTTAAAGACGTATGGGATGCGTTTACTAAGCTATTCGGTGTAACAACTGCTCATGCTGATGATAGGTCACCTCTTGACTTCGGTCAAAGTGATATGAAGAAAGCTAAGTCTGGTATCAACGAGCTTAGTGATGATGTAGACCATATCCATAACAAAACTAAAGGTATCTTCGAGACTATCGGTGATATGGCTAAGCTTATGGCTAATATGTTTAGCGAAGGACTTAAACCATTCACTAAAGAGAACTCTGAGTCTATCGGACGTATCCTAACTCTAGCAGCGGCTATCGCGGTTCTTTGGAATACTCGTAAACGTGTCCTTACCATGAAAGACATGTTTGGCGATTTCTTCAAAAGTTTAACACACGGGCCTAAGACTGTAGTTGGTTCGCTTACAGCTATGTTTGGTTGGATTGGTTCATTCTTTAGAGCAAAAGCGCGCCTACAAAACATTAAGGCTATGGCCATTGCTATTGGTGTATTGGTGGCGTCATTATGGCTCCTTTCAACCATCCCTGCTGATAAACTCTTAGTAGGCCTCGGCGGCTTGGCTGGTGTCTTGCTGGTATTTGAGGTGTTCTATCTCACATTATCTAGGACGACTAAGAAATTCAACCCTGCCAGAGTACGTAATATGCAACAAGCCATGCTTGGTATGCTAGGTATTGCTGGTTCAATTCTCTTACTTACCGCTTCTGTTGCCTTACTTGGTAATATGGACTGGAAGAAGGGTCTACAGGGTATTATTGGTGTAAGTCTCCTACTCGGAGCTATCTTTACATCAATGGCTATCATGAATAAACTCCAAGGTAATACCGTTCGTGGTACTCAGAAGATTGCGGTAACGTTCTTAACCTTTGTTGGTATAGCTTATGCTATTCGGAATATCGTTCCATCGATCGCCGCTCTCGGTTCTATGGATATTCCGACATTGCTCAAGGGTATTTCCGGTATGGCGGCTATTGTTCTTGGTATCACGGCTGTCGTATTAGCAACATCTAAGATGCAAGGAACTAAGTTTGCATCTGTATTTGCCTTTAGTGCTATGGCGTCTGCTATTAAGAAGATGTCTTCTACTATACAGACCCTCGGTGAGATGAAAACCGATGTCTTGCTTAAGGGTGGCGCTGCTGTACTAGCCATGCTTGGTGTTATGGCCGCTATGACCTTTGCCTTTGGGCAACTTGATAACTCTAAGCAATCGTTCGCTAAGAACGCTCTTGTGATGTTCGGCGGTATGATACTTTTGTTCAAAATGATGTCAGAACTTGCAGGAGAATTAGGTAAGATGCCTAACCCTGATACGTTCATGAATGCATTAGGTGGTATTACAATTGTTGTAGGGTTATTCTCGCTTCTTGCGGCTAAACTTGGAGATGGTGCTGTAGCTGGAGATGGTATGTCCCACGGCATTAAGCGTCTCGGGGTTATTGCGGCTGAGGTCGTAGTAGCGGCATCAGGTCTATTTATCCTGAGTCAGATGAATACAGACCTAGGACATGTCGTTACAGCGGTCGTTGCCTTAGGCGCTGTTATGCTTGGCTTCATTGGTCTAGCTAAACTTAGTGAGCGAATTAAGACCCAAGGACTTATTGCTATGGGAGTGGCTGTCGGCGCATTGGTTGTTGCAGCACTCGGTATGCAAATGCTAACTCAAATTCCAGTGGATGATATTTGGACTAAAGTTGCGGTTCTAGGTGCTATTGTAGCCGGTCTTGCTGTTATCGGTGGCATCCTTGGAAATTCTACAATGGGTATGGTCGGCGTGGCTGTGTTGGCCGGAAGTTTCTTGCTTCTTGGTCTAGGCGTAAAAGTCGCCGCAGACGCTCTAGCCGGGTTCCTTAATGCCGCTACTGGATTCATTCAAGCTATGAATGATATGATAACCACTACATCTAAGCTTGGTGCCGAAGGTGGCGAAAACGTCGCTAAGTTCTTCAAAGAAGCGGCCAAAGGTGCAGATGATATGGGGCGTGTTGCGGCTGGTGTTGTGACCGGTATTGTAGTCGGGTTTATCGAAGGAGTTGAAGGTAATATTGGACGTATTATCCAAGTTGGTATTCGTCTGATGACTGGATTCCTTGAAGGTATACTATCTATGGCTGCTCAAATCGCAGAAGGGTTAGTTAAGATTGCTGGCGAAGCCGTTATTAAATTAACAGAGGCTATGCCTGGCTGGTTTACTAAATTTTGTGATGCGTTCCTACAAGGTTTACTCCAAGTTGCTCAATGGATTAGAAATAATAAGAATGTTCTTGTTATGGCGGGTCTGGAGATGATGGAGGCCTTAACCGAGGTTATCTTAGAAGGTATGCGTATCATGACCAAGATTATGCTTGAGTCTATGAGTCATCTTCCTCTTATCGGAGATAAGTTTAAAGAGATGATTCCCGATGTCGATAATGCCTTTAAGGGTATGTCAGACGCAATGCGTAAATCTCTGGATGACCTAAAGGACTATCCGTCAATCGCAACTGAAGACGGTATCAAGAAAGCTATTGAAACTATGGACGCACTTGGCCCAGAAGAGGCTGAGGCTGCTCGTAGGTTCGCCGCGGCTGGTAAAGACGGTCTAGATACGTTCCGTATTTACTGTTCACAACTTGGTATTCAAGGCCCAGAAGAATTCATCAAAGGGCTTCAAAATGGTTCAATTTCTGCACAAGAAGCAGGTAAACTATTGTCCAAGATGGCTGAACTCGGTATGACTGAGAACCAAATCAAGTATATCGCAGAAGCGGCAGGGTTTGATTATGCGAACGGTGTTCTTACGGCTAAGGAGAAGGCTAAGGAAAGCGGTGACCAAGTTAAGAAGGCTGTTGAAGAAGGTCTGTCTGGTAACGGGCAAGGTTTCGATACGGGTCTTATTAGCTCGGCATTCACCAAACTCAACGAGCACATGGGCGGTCAATTAGATGTAACTAAGGCTTTGGCCGGAGTTAAGACTGGTGAAATTAATCAAGAGATGATTGATAAGCTAGCGTCTGGCGACTTCGCCGGTATCTCTCAAGAGAACATGGATGAATACATGAAACCTGTTGAGGGTATGGGTGATAAAGCAGCCGCGGCTGTTGATGATGCTAACACCAAAGTTGGCGCATCTATGGATAAGATGTCCGGTGATGTAAACGCTAAGGCAACCACAACCCAACAAAACCTTAATACCACATTGGGTAACTTTGCTCCAGGTATTAACCTTGCTGGTACTGGTATGACTAACTATAGTAATACTATCGGTAATGGTAAGACTACCGCTGAAAGTTCAGCTAAGACGGTTGCTGATACCGCTCAGAAGGCTATGAAGTTCGACGGTAAAGACTCGGCTGATAAGTCCGTTACATCTTATGCCAATAACCTTAAATCTGATGAGAATAAAGGTAAAGCGTCTAAGGCGGCGGGAGAGGTTAATAAGGCAGCGCAAGGCGGTCTTAAAGGTACTGGTACTGCAGCTAACTCTGGTGAGGCTATCACTAAGGCCTTTGCTGGAGGTCTTGCTTCCCAAGCAGCTCTTAAGGCGGTTGATGAGGCGATGGCTAAGGTCAACTCAAAGGTTAAACATCACCAACCGCAATCTCCAGCCAAAGAAGGGGTCTTCTCTGGTGACGGATGGCGTGGCGTATTCCGTTCAGGTCTTGCTATTGTTAAGGAATTTGCTGGAGGTTTAGGTTCTACTAAATCTATGGAAGCTATTTCCTCAAACATGGATAAGGTCAACGAATTTGTTCAGTCTTCTATGGAGACTATGACCGGATATCTGGATGAGAATATGGATATGAACCCAACCATTACTCCTGTCCTCGATACAACGAATCTCGATGGATATAACTGGAGCGGGGCTGGTTCACTTAACCTATCAGGCGGAGTAAATTACTCTGCGCTTAACCCTGCTACAAGGGCGCAAGCAAACAATAGATATTCTATTGATGAAGTAGTTAAAGGTCTTAATGCTCTTGATCGTAAGCTTGAGACTCTTGCAGAAGTCGGAACTGTTGGTAACGAGCTCCTTGCTCAAGACCGGGTTAGTCCTGTATTTATGGATAAAGACCTCGTTAATCGGGCTCTTGCTCCAGGCATGGCTGATGCACAACGTTCCTATAACGATCGACTAAATATGTTAGATGGAGTATTACCAACGATATGAGAGATGAGAACTATTTCTCCATAATCTTTGGTGAGGGTGCTGAAGCAGTTGATATTGGTAAACTCTTTGATGCTGTAACTAAGGTAGAACGTAACGCTGGTGCCGGTTTGGAACATTCGTATTCCGCCGGCGTCGGTCGTTTTGGTAAGACCTGGGTATCGGCCCATAGAGCGACATATCCTATCAATGTGGAAGCTACATTACGCGGAGGTCCTGTTGATTTCCTAGCCCTTAGAACTAAGCTAGCCAGAGCGTTAGACTGTCCAAATGGGCCTAAGAAATTGCAGTTCGATGACCAAGATGGTAAATACTATATGGCCGTGGCCACGGGGGTTACTAAATTCTCAGAAGATATCAAGTCTAGTAAAGTTACTGTCTCAATTGCGTTTGATGTACCAGATGGGTTACTTCATTCAGAAGTTACTAAGGTGCTCAACGAGTCAACAAGAAGCGCCGACATTGGAACTCTTACTAAAGAAGGGAAAACTGTCAAAATAACTCTAAACAATACAGGGTCTGCTCCGGCTTACCCTAAGATTAGGGTTCATAACAATTCCGACAACGGTTGGATTGGGCTTGTAAACCAGAACGGCATAATGGAAATCGGTACAAGTCTAGCTGATGTCGCAGGTACTCGGGTTGCCTCAGGTCAGTTTAACCAATCACATACTTTAATAGATATTAAACCCGAAGATAAGGCCGAATGGGCTAAATTTACAGAAGTCTCTAGCCGATACCAGAATATTTCACCTCTGCCCTTTGCCTCTCACGGAGAAATTGGTGGATTGAAATTAGGCTGGCGTGAGAAAGGTCTTGGTGGACAATCGTATCCTGCTCCTGGTCTACATTGGA